GTCTATAACTATACCATTGAAATGGCCTTGGCGGGCTTCGGTAAAGATGATATCGAAGTGGAAGTTGCCGATGGGACACTTTCTGTTCGTTCTGTAAAGGAGAATAGTGAAGATGATTCCACACTTTATCGTGGAATTTCTTATCGTCGCTTTGATCGTAAGTTCACTATGGCTGATGACATCGTTGTTAATGGTGCCAAGTTAGAGAACGGTATGCTCACAGTTGAGTTGGAACGTGTTGTTCCAGAAGAGAAGAAGCCTCGCCTAATTCCGGTGAAGTAATTCTTATAATAAAAAGAAAAGGGGGTTGACTTTGACTCCCTTTTCATTTATAATGTGAAATATGAAAATAAATTATAAATACAATGAAGACAAGACTCTTGTCGAACTCTCAAAGTATATTGACTCCACCTATGATGAACACTATAGCAAGAACAAGTTTCAGGCTACAGAGTTTATTATAGATGGTGGTCATGGTGAAGGTTTCTGTATCGGGAACATACTCAAGTATGCACAACGGTATGGAAAAAAGAACGGCAAGGACCGAAGAGACTTGCTAAAAGTGATACATTATGGTATCATAGCTCTTTATATTAATGAAATGGAATTGAAAAATGAAATTAAGTAATGAAACAGTATCAGTATTAAAAAACTTTGCGACGATTAATCAAAATCTGATTATTAAAAGTGGTGATGAGTTGAGTACTATGTCAGCCATGAAAAACATATATGGTAAGGCAAAGGTGAAAGAAGTATTTCCACAAGAGTTTGCTATATATGATTTGAATGAATTTTTAGCATCAATTTCTTTGTTTGATATTCCAGATTTAGATTTTAAAGATGACTTTCTTGTAATTACAGAAACAGGATCATCAAACACTGCTTTAAAATATTGGTATTCTGACCCTTCTGTTGTTACATCACCAACTAAAGATATTACTATGCCAGAATGTGAAGTTACCTTTGATTTGTCGAGTGAAAATCTTTCTACTATAACAAAGGCTGCAGCTGTTATTGGCGCACCAGACATGTCTCTAGAATCAATGTCATCTACTGTTGCAACTCTTAAAGTTACTGATAAGAAAAATGCGACAGCAAATGATTATGCTTTGAGTTTAAATGTTGATAATGAAGATGAATTACAAAATGCGACATATAAGTTTTGGTTTAAAGTTGAAAATCTAAAACTTATTCCAGGCTTTTATAGAGTACAAGTTTCCTCTAAAAATATCAGCCACTTTAAAAATTCATCAGATAATGTTGAGTACTTTATTGCTTTGGAATCAGAATCCAAATACGATGCTTGATTTAAGGAATTTATATAATGGAAACAATTTTGTGGGTCGAACAGTATCGGCCTAAAGATATAGCATCATGCATATTACCTAAAACTTTAAAAAACTCTTTAACTAGTTTTATTGTTGAAGAACAACTGCCTAATCTGATTTTATCAGGAAGTCCAGGCGTTGGTAAGACCACTGCTGCAAAGGCTATGGTTGAAGAACTTGGTTTAACATATATGATGATTAATGGTTCAGAAGAATCTGGTATTGATGTTCTACGAACTAAAATTAAAAACTTTGCGTCTACAGTATCGCTTCATGGCGGCCGTAAATACATCATACTTGATGAAGCAGATTATCTAAATCCACAGTCAACTCAACCAGCCTTGCGTGGGTTTATGGAAGAGTTTCATAAGAACTGTGGCTTCATTCTTACTTGTAATTATAAAAATCGTTTGATATCACCATTACATTCTCGTTGTAGTGTGATTGATTTCGCTATTCCAAATTCAGAGAAACCAAAATTAGCAAATGAATTTCTGAGTAGAGTTGTTACAATTTTAACTGAGCAAAATGTAGATTATGATAAAAGAGTTGTTGCAGAGGTAATCAATAAATACTTCCCCGATTGGCGTAGAATGTTGAATGAACTTCAAAGATATTCTATATCAGGTACTATCGATGCTGGCATACTCGTAGATATTGCAGAGGTAAATATCAAAGAGCTGATGCACTCTATGAAAAATAAGGAATTTACTAATGTTCGTAAATGGGTTGTTAACAATTTGGATAATGATCCTGTACGGTTGTTTCGCCGTATTTATGACAATCTATATGATTTTTTGGATCACGGTACTATTCCTCATGTGGTTGTTGTTTTGGGTGAATATCAATATAAAGCTGCGTTTGTTGCAGATCAAGAAATTAATCTGATGGCTTGTTTGACAGAGATTATGGCCAGGGCGAAATTTAAATGATAGATATATTTGATGACGTATTAGAAGAACACAATGCTATATTGATTGATGATGAGGTTAGAAAAATATCATGGGGATATGATTATCATTCTGATAAAAGTAAATTGAATAAACATTGGCATATTCTGTGCGGTCATAATAAAGAAGAGTGTGAAAAAAATGCATATCCGTGGGCTCATACTTTATTTGAAGTATTTCTAGCTAAATATAATTTTCATAAAAAATATAATGTTGAAGGGTATGAGAGAATTTATTGCAATGCTCATACGCATGGTTTAGAACCACATATACATCATGATGAAGGTGATTTCACAATGATATATTATCCAAGAATGGATTGGGAAACAGAGTGGGGTGGCGGTACAGCAATATATAAAGAAATTATAAATTCAAATAAATCTCCTGATTATAAAAAAGAATATGCAAATCTAGAAATAGATAAACATGTTAATTATAAAGGAAATCGTTTAATAGTTTTTGATGCATATTTGCCACATCAAGCTCAACCTGTTTCAAGAGAATGCTACGAACTAAGAACTTGTGTTGTGTTTAAATGTAATATTTCTGGTAGCAGTAGAGAACGACTTGATTTTTATAAGAAATGAATTATGATTCAAAAATACAATTTTTAAAAAAACTAGGATGTGATGAAGTTGGTCATAAAAATCAAACTTTATTAGATCATTTGATTGGCGTACATAATATATTAGAATCTTGGGATGTTCCAGAATATGTACGAAATGCTGGTTTGTTTCATTCTGTATATGGTACAACATATTTTAAACCACAAATGATAACGAGTAGACTTATGGTCAAAGAACTTATAGGTGATCAAGCAGAAATATTAACATATCTTTATTGTATAATATCTGCGCCTAGACTACAAGGAATTTTAAAAATTGAAGATGAACAGGTTAAAAAAGATTTATTATTAATTGATAAAGCAAATGAAGATGATATGGCTTCAACTGATATGATGACATGGGAAGAGGCTTATAATGTATGAATTAAAAGTGAAGAACGGAACGTATAAAGATAACAATTTAATATCTTTATTTTTGACTGTATTGTGTCATAGACTTCATCATTGGATAAAGGGTGAAGGGTTTATTGACTAATGTATGAATTGAAAGATTATCTTAATGCTATAAATCAAACCAAAGAATCTCTTATGGATATTGAGAATGAACAGTGGGAAAAGAATTATCCACCATTTATAGTAAATAGATGTGTTGCTCCGTTTCCTGACACCATTATGTTGTTGAATGAGATTAACCAATTACCACATCTAGATAATAAACTCCAGTTTGATTTTTTGATAAATAGTTTACGACCAAGGAAAAGATATACTCCTTGGCTGAAGGCGAAGAAATTAGAAAATCTAGAGTATGTTAAAGAGTTTTATGGATACAATAACGAAAAGGCAAAGACTGCTCTTGATATACTAAATGACGAACAAATTTCTTACATAAAAAGAAAATTAAATAAAGGTGGAAGAGATGGAAGAAATTAATTGGACACAGGAGCATATGTTAGAAGTTGGGCTGAAAGAGCCTGACGATTTTTTGAAGGTACGAGAGACTCTATCTCGTATCGGTGTTGCTTCTAGAAAAGAAAGAAAATTATATCAATCTTGCCACATATTACATAAGCAGGGTCGATATTATATTGTCCATTTTAAAGAGCTATTTGCTCTTGATGGAAAGAAAACTAATCTGTCTGAAAATGATATTGCAAGACGAAATACAATTACAAATCTATTGAAGGATTGGGGTTTAATTAATATAATTGGAGAAATAACAGATGTTGCCCCTCTTAGTCAAATTAAGGTACTTTCGTTTGGTGAAAAAAATGAATGGACATTAGAAACCAAATATAACATAGGTAAGAAGAAAGAGGCCTAATGGAAAAGTTTAAATCTTTCATAAAGGAAGAAAAGAAACCTTACAATGTTCTAATTGTATCTCATGACGATCCAGAAGACCCTAATATAACGGGTAAAAGAATCGAAGAAGAATGTAAAAAGATGGACATGGTTTCTTATATGTTAGAATTGGATGGTGGATATATTACTACAAATGACTCTTCTGTAAAAGTAGCTCACAACAAAGGTGATAAAAAAGGATTTGAAATGAATCCAGAAGATACGATTGTCTTTGTCAGAGGATCAATAACAAATAGATATCCTTGGATGGATATGGTTACACAGTTAGAACGTGCTGGATTTTGTTGTGTTAATTCTAGACATTGTATTGAAGTTTGCCATGACAAATATAGGACTATGTTATTTCTGGCAGAATTAGGATTGAGACAGCCAAAATCAGTTTTAATTCCTGATAAAGATTCATCACTTTCAGCGTTTAAAGAATTAGGTTCTGATTATCCTGTTATTTTAAAAACAGTAACAGGTACACATGGCGTAGGAGTAATGTATATTGAGAGTGAAAAATCATTATCTGCTATTACTCAAATTCTTTATAAATTAGATGAAGATATAGGATTGATGTTACAGGAATATATTCCTACAAAATATGACGTTAGAGCAATAGTTCTTAATAAGGAAATTATTGCAACTATGCAAAGACCAGTTGTACCAGGCGATTTTAGAAGTAATGTTTCTCAAGGTTCAA